CTTGTGCACCAGTAGTTCCTTGTGCTCCAGTTGTTCCGTTTGTACCCTGTGTGCCTGTTGTACCCTGTGTTCCAGTCGCACCTTGTGCACCAGTAGTTCCTTGTGCTCCAGTTGTTCCAGTTGTACCCTGTGTTCCAGTCGCACCTTGTGATCCAGTAAAACCTTGTGATCCTGTTAATCCTTGAGAACCAGATGTTCCTTGTGATCCTGGTAATCCTTGTGGTCCACGTATTCCGCCTAATACTGTTCCTGGTCTTAATTTTGACATTAGAGATCCATACTCATTACTGAAATTGTTATATCGTCCACACCGTTTGTTACAGCATAAAAATCTTCGCCAGCAGCTAATTCAATATCAAATGTACCTTCAGGTGGTATTCTTACTCCAAAATTTGAAGTACTTACTGATGAATTACCAACATAAACATATCCTTCATCAGCTAAGTTTTGTATAACTAGTGAAGTTGCTCTATCCATACTATCTGTATAATCTATTTTTGTAGGTGTTCCTTCTAGTCCCACCAATTTTGTTCTAATCATAATTATCCCCCTAATTTAGGATTTAAAATCTCTCCATATAGACTATAATTGTATCAGTTTTTTATTATTGACGTAATTTATTTAAGCAAGCAAAAACCCCAATCAGAGGCGGATCCGATTGGGGTCTGTTAGTTCTTGCGAACTACATACTGGGAACATTGTGGGATGCTACAACCAGTACATACTTAGTATAAAATACTAAGTGTTTTAAGTCAACTGTTTTCTTCAGAATCTTGCGGGGTAAATGAGGGGGATGGCCCAAGTAAAAATCCTTGATTATGATATTCAACCATTTTCTCTGTTTTTTCAGGCTCTATATTAGAAGCGATAAGGGTAAGGAGATCATATATGCGATGAAGCATAATATAATTAACCATAGGAAGGTTTTCTTCCAAATTTTGCGCTTCATTTAATTGTTCGTCCATTCTTTCTCCTTATAGTCTATTTGGCCATCTCTGATAGTGTGTTCATATGTTGATTGTTCTGATTCTCTAGCCATTTTTATTTACCGCCTCCGTTATTTGGTTATACAGGGTACTACCTATAAATTTTATATAGTCACACGATAGGCAATATAAAAAGATCTCATCTTCAATATTTTGATTAGCAAAAAGAGGACCTTGATCCATTGGACATTCCAATTTAGATACAAGGCCCTCTTCTGCTAGAGCTAAATATTTAGATACATACTGTATCTGTCTCAACTCAATCTCCTACTGCTTAATAGCGGTGGTATATTTCATATAATACACCTTTGCGGGTTTATTAAGACCCTTCCACGCTGACCAATCCTTGCCGCCGTTAGTCATATAATACGTTATCTCTGCGTTTATTACTGGATCAAATAATAGTACATTTGATCTCAGGTTGAACTTTTCTTTACGAGCAACACCTAGGTTTCCCAACATGTTAATCTGAAAAATTCCGTACGAACTGTCTCCAGTTTTTCTGTTACCATTATATGCCATTGGTCGTCCAGTAGACTCCCTCTTAGCAATGGCCCAAGCCGTTCTAAGGGCTTTACCTGTAAACCCAACCGCTGATAGCAGTTGCTTTAACTCTACATCTGATAGAGTCTCTCCAGGCTTATAAACAGTATTGCTGAATTTCTCCAGCGTTTCTTTTTTCAGTTGTATTTCTGTCTTTGGTTGTACTTTCAAAGCTTGAGCGGGAATCATAGTATTGTTTGTAAATAGAAACAATGTTATCATTACTATTACAGTGGTACTATGAGCTAAATCGCTCAGTTTTTGTTTTATATTCTCCATTGGCATTTCCTCCTTTAGAGATAACGAACTATAATCTTAACATTACTTAACAGTAGCTGTCAAGCTGGTCAACTAGAAAGAAATAATGAAAATATCTATATCAACACCAATAACTAATCTAAGGAACAAGAATGGATATGGTTATGCCACAAAATATATAGTTAATTCATTACAAGAGTTGGGCCATAAGACACCATTTCAAGATCCTAAATCTCCAGTTCAATTAAATTTTTCTCAACCAGAACATTTTAAGCTACATAAAAATCAATATCAAATTAGTTACACTCCATGGGAATCTACAGAAATTCCTAAAGAATGGAAACCATTCATGAAGGCATGTGATGAAATCTGGACAACATCTGATTGGTGTGCAAATGTTTTTGAACATAATGGATTAAAAAATGTTAAAGTATTTCCTCATGGAATTGATCCCATGTGGAGACCAAAAAGAAGAGATGATGATGGTGTAATTAAGTTTCTTCATATTGGAGAACCAGCTCCAAGAAAAGGCGGACAAATGGTAGTAGACGCATTTGCACATTTGTTTGGAGATAAACCTGGATACTCTTTAACTATTAAATCATATGGTCATAATACAACCCGCATATTTAATAATTATATAGATAAAAACATAATTGGTTTACCAGATCAAATATATAGTAATATAACTATAAATAATTCTATAATGACAGACGAAGAGCTTTTACAATTACATTATGATCATGATGTTTTGATATATCCTAGTTATGGTGAAGGATTTGGATTTATTCCTCTACAATCTTTAGCAACTGGAATGCCAGTTATTTGTACATCTGCATGGTCTAATTATAAAAACTATTTAGGACCACTAGCACTGAAATCAGAATTAATATATTCTGAATGGCAGTTTCCACATCCAGGAAAAGTATTTGAGCCAGACTATAAACATCTAGTTGAACTTATGAGAGACATTGCATTTAATTTTAAAGCATATTCAGGATATTACTTTGCTCAGTCAACTAAGATTGTTGAAGAATACAATTGGTTGCGGTTGACCAATAATGCTTTTGATCCTATATTTAAAAAGTTTTCATAACCCCTTCCCTCGCTAAACTTCTTTTGGTAGAATTAGATTCTTAATAAAAAAATCAATCCGTTAGGCGGAAGAAAAGGTGACTCTAAATGTCAAGAACTATTGAAAACCCGTATGAAAATTTTATCGCATTATCTCGTTATGCTAGATGGATACCAGAAGATAATCGTCGTGAAACATGGGGGGAAACAGTAGATAGATATTTTGACTTTATGTTAAATTCACTAGATAAGCAACATGGATATACTCCAGATGAAAAATTAGTTGCAGAGCTAAAAGATTTTGTTTTCAATAGAAATGTAATGCCTTCAATGAGATCTGTTATGACTTCAGGAGCAGCATTAGAAAGAGATAATGTTGCTGGATATAATTGTGCATTCCTACCAGTTGATTCTCCCCGCTCATTTGACGAAACAATGTATATCCTTATGTGCGGAACTGGTGTAGGGTTTTCTGTTGAGTACAAGTATATTAATAAACTTCCTGCCGTCCCAGAATCATTAGAAAAATCAACAACAGTAATTACTGTAGAAGATTCTAAGCAGGGTTGGGCAAAAGCATATCGTGAACTTCTCGCATTGCTTTGGTCTGGTCAGATTCCAGCAATAGATGTTTCTAAAGTAAGACCATCTGGTGCAAGACTTAAAACAATGGGTGGAAGATCTTCTGGGCCACAACCACTAGTTAACCTATTTGATTTTACAATTGCAAAATTTAAAAATGCTACTGGCAGAAATCTAAAACCAATTGAATGTCATGACATTATGTGCAAGATCGGCGAAGTTGTTGTAGTTGGCGGAGTTCGTCGTTCTGCAATGATTTCCCTTTCAAATATTAATGACATTGAAATGGCTCAAGCTAAATCTGGTAACTGGTGGGAAGCAAGTCCACAGAGAGCTCTATCTAATAATTCTGTTGCATATTCTCGCAAACCAGAAATGGAACAATTTATTGCAGAATGGAAATCTCTTTATGATTCAAAATCAGGAGAGCGTGGAATCTACAACGTTGCAGCAGCCCAGGCCCAGGCAGCAAAGTTTGGAAGAAGAGATCCAAATATACACTATGGAACTAACCCATGCTCAGAAATTATTCTTCGTCCATATCAGTTTTGTAACCTGTCAGAAGTTGTATTACGTGAAAAAGATACAAAAAAGGATATTGAGCGAAAAGTAGAGTTAGCAACAATACTAGGAACATGGCAATCAACATTAACAGATTTTAAATATCTTCGTAAAATATGGAAAGATAATACAGAAGAAGAACGTCTGCTAGGTGTATCTTTAACTGGACAATTTGGACATAAATTTATGTCTGGCAAAGAAGATTTAATTTCATTAGAAGCATTTTTAATGTCACTAAGAGAAAAAGCAAGAGAGGTAAATAAAGCAGAATCTGAGAAAATTGGGATTCCAGAATCTGCAGCCATTACTTGTGTAAAGCCTTCAGGAACAGTATCCCAATTGGTCGGGGTGTCTTCAGGAATGCATGCATGGCATTCTCCATATTATATTAGAACAGTTCGTGGTTCTAAAGGAGATCCAATTTCTG